GATCGGGCCTACGGAGGACAAGGATCTGCTTTTTAAGATGTGTTCCCCGACCGAGGCCGACAAAGCCCCCTGCATGGTCATGTTTACTGCTGACTTTATGCGGCTCAAGGAAGCCCACAGTAAATGTTTGGTTGACCTAGACGCATCTCAAAGGGGGATTGAATGATTAGCATGAAGGAGCTTAACCCTAGGGGGTACCCGACCAACCCTGCGATTGATAAGAACCTAGCTATCCTGCATCAGCGCATGAACGAGCTTCGGGTCATCTGGGCAAAGCCCATGATTGTAACCTCCGGGCTTCGGTCGGATGAGCAGCAGATGGCTCTTATTAAAGATGGCAAGTCCAAGGCGATTGCCTCTAAGCACTTAGCAGGGATGGCTTGTGATATTTACGATCCGGAAAAGGAGCTTGCCAAGTGGTGCTTGGCTAATGAAGACATCCTGCGTCGGATTGGCCTTTGGTGCGAGCATCCGGATTACACCCCGCGGTGGATGCACTTTCAGGTAACTCCGCCTAAAAGCGGAAAAAGGTTTTTTATTCCGTAGTTTTTTGGGTAAGATAAAGTAAATAACGAATAGGGGCCGATCATAGCCTCCAAGGGGTAGGAGATACGATGGCAACGACACTTTCATACGGTTTTATTCAACCACAAAACGGCGATAAGGGTTCGGTATGGTTTCCGGCGCTGAATAGTAATATTCAGCAGTTGAACGACCACACTCATGATGGGTTTACTTCGGCTCAAATCGCAGCTACATCAATCAATGCTGGAACGGTAGCAATACCTTCGGCATCATGGGTTTTAGATGTGACAGGACGGTACAGGCAGGATGTAACTGTTCCTTCGGGATTCAATATGACTGGATATTCTATCACCTTCTATTTATCTACAGGTGAGATCATTCATCCTTCAATTACTCAACTTAGTTCTACGTCATTTAGAATATTCGGACCTGACAACACCCTCACTTATTCGGCGGTATTCCGGTAATGCCATTAGCTAACCAACAGCTCGTAGTAGGCGATTTCTCAGGGGGCATCACCGACTACGGTCTTGATGCACAGCCTAATCAATCGGCTACTATCGAGAACCTCGTCATCAACAAGAACCGCAAGCTAGAAACGGTTCCTGGCAGTGACATTTACAACTCTCTTTATCCTCAGATCCCAGACGGTAACGTCAGGGTTACCGGGCTGTTTAAGAGCTTAGACCCCCAGCTCTATGTCACCTCTTCCCGTAAGGTCTGGTATCCGGGGGCATCTGCCTGGACGGAGCTTGTTGGGCCGACCTCTAACCCTGCCTTTTCGGTAGGCACTACAGCTACATTTGTATCGACTTCTGAGTGGAACGGCCACACTTATGCAGTGAACTCCGACTACGCAACGCCGATCAAGATCTACAAAGGAGCATCAGCTCCTCAAGTACGCACTGCTGGTTTGCCTGCTCTTGCTACTACTCCTACCTGTACCCCACCTTCTTCTGGTTCTTCGCATAACTATATTTATGCGTTTCATTACGAATATACATATGTAATCGACGGAGCCACTACATTTGTGGACTATGGCCCTGTAACGTATGTTTCGATGAGCACTAACAACAACATTAGCGGCTCACATCAGGTTGCTATTGCAGCCATGCCAACCTTGGCAAATGGTTCCACCCTTAACTACGACACTGCAAATATAAAGATCTTTATCTATAGAACGATTGATGATGGGATTACTCTTTATAAAATTGGACAAGTAAATAACGGCACAGCTACTTTTACGGATAACTTTACCGACGCTTCCATTACTTCAAATCTGCTTCTCTACACCAATGGCGATGTGCTCGACTATGATCCCCCGCCTCAATGCAAATACGTTCATGTGGTGAATGGAGTTGCGTACTATGCCAATATCAAGGATGGGACAGACTTCCGCAAAAACCAACTGCGCCAATCCATTCCTGGAGATCCTGATTCTTGCCCAGCAGATCTTACGATTGATCTGCTAGAAGAAATCGTAGGCATCTCCTCCTATAACGACAACCCGATTGTCTTCTCAAAGAAGCGGGTTTACCGCTTGAACGGACAGTATGATGAACTTGGTCAAGGCCAGGTCATCTATGAAGACATCACCAAAACTGTAGGCTGTATGAGTCACAACTCCATCGTGCAGACGCGCTATGGGGTATTTTGGGCGGGGGACGATGGATTCTACTGGACGGACGGATTCAGTTTCAAAAAGATCTCAGATACTATCAACGAGCGCTACAAAGATCTTGTATCTAGTGATACGCGCAAGTCTCGCATTTATGGAGCGTTTGATACTGTAGACAACAAGATCCACTGGGCCGCAACTTCGGGGGATTCTTCTACCGATAACGATTGTTTCTTTACTCTGGATCTTCGCTGGGGCATCTCCGAGGCAAGCACCTTTACCACCCGAGTCGGGGGGAGTTCGTTTGCTCCGACTGCGATCATCTATTACGGCAACGATCTTCTCAGGGCTGATCGTAGGGGCTACCTGTTCAAGCACAATTCTAATTACACCACCGATCCGAAGATCAACACACTTGCTGCGTACTCTACCTGGTCTAAGCAAGCGATCATTCCGCTCTATCAGTCCACGATCTTTAACTTCGGTTATCCTATGGTTCGTAAGTGGGTTCCGAAGATGCTGCTCTCGATGCAGAACGTAACAGACGTATCTGTGCAGATTAGCTCGATCAACGACGACTCTACTGCGGCGGAGGATCTTCTTGAGATCCGTTACCGGGCCAACATCCTTTGGGGGGATGTGGATGCGGTGTGGGGGGCAGACACACCGAGCTGGAGCTATTTCAACCTCATTGAACAGATGCGTAGGTTCCCTGCCGGGGGGCTTCGGTGTTCGTTCAAACAGATTGAGATTACCCAAGCATTTACCGCGATCTACAATTCGGATAACTATGGAGTTGCGAACGTAAACTCTGCCACCAAACAAGCGACGCTATCGGGTGGCTGGCCTAGCGATTCGGTGGATTACTACATTTCGTTTGAAACAGATGGGTATGTAAAAGAGTACCAGATTACTCAACTTAATAGTTCAACTGTCATTACCTACCTCGACCCATCTATCTCCCAGCCCACCGCAACGGGGGTTAAGTGGGTTATCCGGGGCTACCCTAAAGGGGAGATCTTCAACATCCTCTCTTACGTCCTTTACTACGCTCCGCTTACCGATCAGTCCTACAAGACTTATCGCAGGGAGCAGGACTCTAGCGGGGAGAACGCATGAAGCGGAAGTTCTACGTCTCCCAGATCCAAGACGACTTTGTACGCCAGAATATGAAGGCATTGAGCGAAGTGTTCAATGTGAACCCCTTCTTAAAGGGACAATGGCGCTTCTTTACCTTTGAGGTAACTGTTTCTGGAACAGGGGTAAAGCTAGAACACAATCTGACTTTTACGCCCTTGGATGTGATTGTAACTTCTGTAATTGGGGGTACAATTACTTTTAAGTACGATCAGTTCGACAAGACCTTCTTGGTCTTTGACGCAACTCTTAGTGGAACCGCGCCGATGACTGTAAGGACGCTTATCGGTAGATATACGGAGGGAACAATCGGTGTATAGCCCTACTTATGCAGATTTGAAAGCTTACTTGCAGAAGGAGCTGGACCTGGAAGATGAGACATTCATCACTCCAGACGAGATGAAAAGCTACTTTAACGAGGCGGTCGATATGATCGAAGCCGCCATTCACAACATTTACGAGGACTACTTTCTCACAAACACCTCTCTCAGTTTTGTGAATGGGCAAGCAGCTTATACGCTCCCTTCTGACATTTATGCACAAAAGATCCGCAAGATCCTCTACAATGATGGAGGAGCGTACAAGTATGAGATCAAACGAGTTAAAAAGCTTGAGGAGACGATGTTTATTCAGACTCCTGATCTTTATAGCTATGTGCTCACTAATGACGCTACTGCGGGGCTTAAAATAACCCTGTTCCCGACCCCCCAGGCTGATGCCCCTTATGGGACGATTTGGTACATCCGTAATGCAAAAAGGTTTACCGTAGACGCAGACGTATGTGATATTCCTGAATTTACCAACGTGCTTGTTCAGTTTGTCAGGTGGAAATGCCTCAACAAAGAGGGCCACCCGGACACTATGCAAGCACTTGAAGACCTGGGCCGCATGAAGCAGGAAATGGTCGATACCTTGACTGCTCGCGTACCAGATGAGGACAACTTTGTTTTGAAAGATATGAGTTTCTATCGTGACTTTGACGACTGGAGATTCGGAGGAGGGCAATACTAATGGGCGATAATAA